AGTACCCCAGATCCCTTTCGATCCGGGCTATCCGCGCTTGCAGAGCTTCCAGTTGTTCAAACAACGTCATGTTACTCACCTCCTCTGTCGGTTAGGGTTCTAGCCTACTTCCACTGCACATACACGTGGAATACCAAAGCACCGTCATCTGTCTGATAGGTGCCCACATACTGGCCTCTGTCTGGGTGCAGGTTATGTCCTGTACCAAACGTCCGCACAATCATGTCCACCATCTTGTCAGTATCAGGGTCCACCTCTGCCCACAGAGACACGTTACCGCGCTGCCTTTGCACACTCAACACGTGCACATCAGCAGGTACAGTAAACGTCTGCACCCCTAGGTGCTGGAGCCTGTACTTCCAGATTGTTTTTCTCACTCACACCTCCTAATCTCAAGTACGTGGGGTAGAGAGCACCTTATCTATCCTTGCATATAGCGTGTCACAACAAGGGCACTCCCCGGCGTAAGGGTCAAGGTACTCACATATACACCCTGTTTCATCATCCAACTCTTTTCTCACCAGCTTCAGCGTAACCTTGAGAGCATCACGCTCCGCTTCTACTTTGGCGAGGTAGGCGCAGATTGCCTTACGCCAATTTTCCTGCTCATGGCAGGGATTATCATCACTCATGCCTACACCTCACTAAAAGTCACGGCATCCGTCACCACGGACACCAAAGTAGCCCGGTACACGTAGATGTCGTTCACACTCGCCCCGTCCTGCACGGCTTCTGCCACTACTTCCAATGCCTCCTTACGGGACATCGTGGTACTTGGGTGTGTCAACAGATCATCGTCAACAAACACCAAGTAATTTTCTTCCTTGGTTGGCATGTTTCACCTCCCTAATCGCTACACCCAAAAGGGTCTTGCATGATCTCTGCCAACGGTGCGCAGTCCACACAGTAGGACTTACCTCCCACTATTCGGGGGTTGAGAGTCCCGTCACCGCAGTCCGCACACCACGTCAACCTACTGTCCTCGGGCTTGGCCTTTCCAGTCCAGTCCGACCAGCATTTCTCGCACAGTCGCGAGCCCCAGTCCGTCACATGCACTGGGAACCCCACCTTTCCTTGGCACCATGTGCACCTCTCCAGATCGTTAAACCCCAGCACTTGCGTCCTGTGGAATGTCGGTTGCCTCCACACCGGAGGCGGCGGGAGCGGCACGTCTTGCAACTCCCCATCGAAATGCTTCCGCGACAGCTGCACCTCTCGGTACAGGTCGTAGAATTCCTTCAGCCTGCCCAGCTGCCTGTGCAACTGGCGATATATTAGATGGCAGGTTTCGTTATGCTCTTGGTGATATCCGACACCAAGATTAAACGCAGACACTGGACAAATATCTTCGAGGTAGGAGATGTCACTACGACTCCCTCTGGCTACCTCCCAGAATTCTGCCAAGATCTCTGTGATTTCCGTATATCCGTAGGTCACAGCGTCGGTGCCTCGTCGGTCCAACTGGACAATCCAGTTGTACTTCTTCAGCATACCCGCACCGAACATCGGCAACGTTGACTGACCACTTTCTTCCTCGTCGGTCAGCACTACGTCCGCCGCTATACCGTAGTCTTCCAGCATCTCCAGAGCTATGTACACACCTGCTCTGTCATCCAATGCCGAAGACACGATACGCTTTCGGTTATTCTTGTGGACTTTCCCGCTGCACAGGTAATCCACATGGGCCACTGCCAACACCTTGGCGTGTCCACTCGGGTGGGCACGGAATCCAAGGTAGGCACCGTCATCTTCGCGGACTACGTACCAGTCCATCATCTTCATGATGTCAGCACGACTAGCCTCGCACATGGCCTGCATACCTGCCCGATGTACTCGCTTCATCGGGCCTGCTCCTTCCGCTTAACCCAGCCGCCACTCATGGAAGCTGGGAGAAACGGGGGCGACACAGTGTCGGTCTGCCATGCACACGGCTACGAGGGAACCGTGTCGCCCCACCCCGGTCTAGCCGTTGTTCAGCACAACGTCCACGTTACTGGGAAGCAGTTCCCAGTTCAGGTGCTCGTTCTTCCACTTCGTCCCGAAGTAGAACGGCGTCTGGTGAGCACGGCACGCCTTGGTGTCGTCCTTACCTTCCAGAATCATCCCGGTCTTCGGCCCAGTGAACAGGGCAATCTGACCGGTGTGCACACCGCGCTTCAGGCACGGGTACTCCGCACGCTCCACCACAGGAGCGTCATTGGTGATGATCGTAGCTTTCATTTATATCACCTCCTCCTGCGTCGTTTGGAGTTCAGCACTTATCGCGGCTACCGCGATTTCTCCCAACTCATCTGCACAATCAAAGCACATAGCCTGATCAAGCAGATGACTCGTCCTACGGGAAACCCGCAGTCTCGTCAGATCGGTCACCTCACCACACCGTTGACAGGTGTAATGTTCTAGGCAGTCCGGGCAGATCATATTGCTCGTTTCGGCAAGCCCATGCCAGCCATCTGGTGTATCATCCAAACTAGCGCGCTCACCACAGTGGTAACAAGACATCACTACGGCTGAGCTATGGCTACACGAATAACACCAGCTTTCGTCTCCCGAGTCCGTGTGAACTATGTACGTTTCATCGTCATCGGTGATATGTCCACAGTGACCACACTCGACAAATTCCTCACGACACGTCTCACAGTACCCGTCTACTAACAGGTGATCTACAAGACGTACACCACAACTCCTGCACGATGTTGTCTGTACCACCGCGTTACCATGCTGATGTTGCAGCAGGTAGTCGTGATACGCCCTACCATCTGAGTCAAGGCGCAAATACGCCGTTATCTCAAAGGTATCATCGTCGTCATCACCATAGGCGTGCTTAAACGAGTCCATCCAAGGGTACATCTTGTTTTGGGATTTCTGCATGGTCACAGTCAGCTCCTTGGCATCAACCAAGAGGCCATCTGCATCCCGCCATCCCTCAAATTCTGCACTCTGGGTGCCTCGGTGAATGTATCCATTCACGTTCGCCCACAAGATCATCGCAGGAACGTGCGCTCCCGCATTCCGGTAGATCCGGTCCAAAACCTTGGTGCCGTCATCACAAGTCCACAGCAACGCTCTGGCCTTGTTTTTCCACACCAACATCTGCACCTTGTCGGGGTTCTCCGCGTACCAGTTCGTGTACACGCTACATTCTTCGCGCATACAGCTATTACCGCCATCAATGTTGTCCCGGTAAGCCTCAACGATTTCATAACCACTAATGATCCTGAAATCAGCCTCGTTGTACTCCATGATGGCTGCAATTTTCTTGCACACGTTGTCCACTGTCGATGACGAGCATAGTAAGCTCAACCCCAGTATCCGCGACGCGTACCGCTGATAAGTGGTCCGCACCGCAGAGTCACCACGGGTGTACTCAATTACGCCTGCATCGGCTTCGGCCCCGTCAATCCGCCAAAAAGCGGGTTGCCTGTCCTCGGGATCGAGCAACGCATCCTCCACGATTTTGTTGAATGCCTCCACCTCATAGGTGCCATTCAACTGGATCATATAGCGACATCGCTGCATGTCCCTCACGTATTGGATATGTCCTCGGTCCAACTGCATGACTTACCTCCTTCCGTAGTTAGAGGAAAATCGTCCGTACCTCATGGCACGGCTCCCGCTCACCTTAATGAGCGGAAGTCGTATCACTCGGGGTCAGCAGGCACGCCGAGCAAATCGGCGATCTCCTGCAACTTGTCACTGCGCTCTTTGCGCAGCTCCTCCAGCCGATCCTGCGCAGCATCTTTGGCCAGCTGCACATAACCTGTGGTCTTACTCCCACACCTGTACAGATCACGGCCCAGATCGTGCATCGCGCTGTCGTAACTCCGCACAGCAGCGTCGATCTCGATCAGCTCACACAGAAGATTGTGCAGCTTGATGGCTGGCGTTTCGGGGTTGGCACTACTGGTGTAAATACACCTCATTGCACACTCCGTTCTCCATATCACCATGACATGGCTCCTACCTACGAACGTAGAAGTCATACCACCTGATATCCGTACCGCATGGCACGGCACCCGCCCACCTTAGTAGGCGGAGGTCGTGTCACGACTCAAACCCTGCCAACTCATGCAGTCGCTTTTCAGCCGCTTCTAAGGCATCTGCCGCTTGTCCAGCCTCAACATTCAACTGGACAAGTACTGCCAGATACCGCAAACCCATCTCACTCTTACGACGATAGTGGTCCTGCCTACGCGCAGCGTCATCCAAGTCCTGCCTTAAGGCATCCCGGATACTCCTTGCGTGTTCAAAATCAGACAGAGCCCGATCGAACACCCGACGACGCTCTCGCTCCTTCATGGCAACGACTTCAGCATCGTCCTCTCGCTTGCTCACACTCATACTCACCTCCCTTCATGGGGTGACGCCTGCCCACCAATTAGGGCAAGCGTGACACCACGTAGCGGGGGTCTACGCGTGCATATTTTCGTACTCCAACTGATGCCGGTAGGACAGGATCCGCTTCACGGCAGTTTCGCGCTTAAACACGTCTGCCAGTGTCGCGTCTCCCAGAGGGTCTACTGTGCCTGCCACCGCAGGAGTCTGCTCCCAGATGGCATACGCGATATCCCTCTGCCTGCGCAGCTTGCGCAGGACGTTATCCATAACCGACAGGTGAATGCTCCTCATGTCGCACCTGTCTTTCTCCGCCTTGGTGGCGGGAGGTGCCTACCCGCAGATAGGCACTATCCGGCTACCAAGTCCTGTGAACCCCGTACCACGTCCGATGGGCCGCCTTGACGGTCACGTGCATTGCCTTGCGCAGTCCACGTACCTTAAAGCCTTTGGCTTCAACGTGTTTGAACTGGCGGGGCTCGCGCTTGGCGTACTTCGGCTTACCGATTTCGTCGATCGTATGGCCGTAGTTGGACAAGAAGATCTGAGCCTGTCTGATCTTTCGGCCAAGCTCGCGCTGGGCGTCAGGATCTTCGGTCAGCGCAACTTGCGCCAAGAGATGCCTCAAGTCGGCCCGAGCGGTCAATGCCGCCTGCTGGGCCTGTGTCAACGTGTACCGCCTTTCGTTCTGGGTGGAGCTAGGCTCTGTGCCTGTGTTCGCTCACCCTGTGTGCTGCGCCGCCACCGGATCGGCGACGGACAGCCAAGAGGATGCACAGCTTGTGCCACGGAACTATGGGAAACGTTGAGGAACGATGGGGAACTATGAGGAACATTTTGCGTTGCAAATTGCATGATCGCGTTGCAGAATGCACGAGCCTGTAAGCTGCTGGCAGACAGGCAGTTAGCTGGCAGAGGGAACTATGAGGAACTATGAGGCATTGCAAAGTGCACGAAATGGGGTCGCGGGCGCGCGATGTCGTGCGCGGGACGTGCGCGCGATGTCCTGCGCGTGCGATGCGCGATGTCGCGCGCGAGGCGGACAGAGCGATAAGGCACGATGGGGAACTACTGGGAACAGCGGGGAACAGCGGGGAACGATGGGGAAGGGCCGACGCTACCGCGCGCGCATTATGCGCGCACGTGGAGGCGCACAGCGTGTGGGCGGGGGTCACTTGATGACCGCGTGCGCGGGTCGTGCGCGCGATGATGTCTTACGCGCGTGGGCGGGGGAGCGGCGAGGCACGATGGGGCACAACGGGGAACGATGCGGAGCGATGGGGAGCAGCAGGGCACGCGGAGAACACGGCGCGCGCGCGATGATGTCTTACGCGCGTGGGTGTGAAGGCACTATGAGGCAGCATAAGGCAGCATGAGGAACGACGGGGAACAACGCGGAACGACGGGAAGACGGCGCGCGCAGCTGCGTGCGATGATGTCTTACGCGCGCGCGATGGAGCGATGCGTAACGATAGGGCAGCATAAGGCGTTATGAGGCATGACACGGAAGCATGGGGAATTATAAGTAATAATCAGTACCAATAAGCATAGTATCCCATATCATGAGGTAGCACCCTAAACAATTAGTTAAGCTAGACCCCCATAGGGACTTATGAACCGTATATCATCGCCCAATCAGTACTGTAGTCATAAATTCCACTGGTATATTTCACAGTAGGGATTGTACAATGTCTACATACTGGTAGATATACTTGGTTAATAACCATATAGGTCTATATAGATGTTGTACAATATTATGAAACTGTATAATTGATATAGAATATATAATTGAATGAATGAATTTATATAATATGTATGATTGATCAGGTACGTTGTCGGTTCGTTGCGCTCATTCACTCAGCTCGTTATCACTCGCTTCGTTCATTCGCTCCACTCACCTCCTCCGCAGACAATCTAGTTGCCCAGATGTCAACTTGTCAAGTGCAGAAAATCGGAACTATTTTATCTGTTTGCCAGGTAACACGTTACAGAGGTGACGTTCAACAACGTTTTCGTGCTACCTGCTCCCGGAGGGTTTCTACTTGACAATTCTGCCTAGATTTTGCTGTATTGCAGTGGGGGTCATGACCAGCTTTTACCAGCAAGGAATGGTCAGGACACGCGGTAATGTCTCTTTTAGGGCAGTGCATCCTTCGGGCAGCTTGACGGAGTTGCGATCCGGTGACCTCCTTCACACAGGAAAGGCGTATTTTGGCCAGAAAACGGGCTACGCGGTCTAATTTGCTCCAGTCGCGCCGTAAAGGTGCCCGGCTGACCAAGGCTGACAAGGAAATTGTCATCCAGCACTTCTACGCCTGCGGGGTGAAGTCCGAAACCTGCCGCGAACTCGGGATTTCCAAGAAAGCACTGGAAAATTGCCTGCGCGATGGCTACAGAGACCCCGAATTGCAGCAGGCACGCAACCGGGCGACCGAGGTTATTGAAGGAAAACTCACCGGGGCTACCGAAAAGATCGTGGATTCCATCACAGTCGATGATCTGACCAGTGAAACCATCCCAGTTTATGACAATGACGGCAATTTGCTGCGATATGTGACCCGTGGACCCAGTTTGCGCGATAAAGCCTTCGCGGTGGGGCAGCTCACCAACTCCAGCCGACTGATTGGGGAGGCCCGTGCACGTGCAAAAGAGGTAGAAGCCCCCTCTACCATTGGTCTACTCCTCCCAGATACACTGGAATCGTCTAAAAAGATGTTGGCTAGACAAATTAAACGTCTACGGCTAGACGTGGAGTTCCATGACAATGGAGAAGTGCTGCACAGAGTAGAAAAACTGCGCCGAGATGCGCTGGTGACTGAGCAGGAGGTAGAAGAAGCGGACTTGAGTGGGCCAGATCCCTTCGACGGAGTGTAAAATGGCGACTAGCGAGAAGGAACTCACNGAANTACAGCAAATCCATGCGATTATNAAGGAGNTGCACGTTTATGAGAAAGCCTTCGACGACCAGAAAATCATNTTCTTCCGGCCAAANCCCCAAGGTGACCAGTCAAAATTTTTCCACGCCAGCACAGCAGTTGTCCGGCTGGTGCTTGGATCAAACAGATCCGGCAAAACCGCGTGNGGNGCAGTNGANGCTATCGCNCACATGCTNGGNTACNGNCCNTGGTTNCCNGAAGANCANCCNGANAGGATNGTNCTGNTNCCNGGTGGAGAGCCNATNCCNNTNCCNAACGTAGGNAAAGTNCTCGCCCAGAANTTCGAGCAGGCTGTCCGGCAGACAATCATCCCAAAATTCGAGGAGTGGTGTCCACGTGCTTTCATTAAGCGGATTGAAAAGAATACACGTGGCATCCCCGTCTCAATTGAACTCGTCAACGGCAGCGTTGCCTACTTCATGTCGAACGACCAAGATGATATGGCGTTTGAGGGACCGAATCATCATTGGGTATGGGTTGACGAGCCGTGTGATTACCGTAAGTATACCGGCCTCAAACGCGGGCTCGTCGATTACAACGGACACATCTGGCTGACAATGACNCCGNTGAGCCAGCCGTGGATCAANGAAACCATNGCAGCGAANGCAGGTAACCCCGATGGCATGGTCAAGATGTTCAAGTTCAGNATCTGGGATAACTGTAGTCGAGGTTGGTGGGCACCTCCGGCGGGATGCTATTGAAGCCTTCCTATCCGACCTCAAGGAAGACGAGCTGGAGGCGCGGCTTCACGGAAACTTCCTGCACCTAGCTGGGCTGGTTTATAAATCGTGGCGGCCAGAACCTCCCTTCTTTGTTGATCCGTTTGAAATCCCACTCAGCTGGCCCCGCGTACAGCTCACCGACCCGCATACAGCCAAACCATTGGCGATCATGTGGGCAGCGGTATCTCCGAGCAACACGTGGTACATCTATCGTTCTGAGTTCAATCCCGCGCATCGCACGGTGCACTTGGCCAGCAACTACATCAAGCGTAGTGAGGGCTGGTACCACGACTTGGAGCATGATATTTACCAGTACACGGAGGACTCCGAGCCCATATCTCTGCGTATCATAGATTGGTCTGCTGAGGAAAATGACTTGACCAGTGGCATGTCAGTGCGTAAAAAGTTTATGGAGGAGGGCCTGCCGCATGTCAAGGCTAAGAAATCCAATGCGGCTTACGGCTACGACGCGATTCACGAGTCCTTGATGTGCAAGTATGATTGGGACACGCCTCGTATCGTGGTATTCAACACCTGCCCCCGAGGTGAAGCAGAACTTCATGAACTTCTGCTATGATGGGTGGGCCAGTGGAAAAATGGAACAGCTGCGTGGACCCAAAGAGGGCTACCGCCCTGTGCACGACGATTTCATCGACCTGATCCGGTATATCTTCCAGCACAAGCTGTCCTACCATGTGCTGCGGAGAGTCAAGAATCAGCAGGAGAGGCACCAGTCCCGCATGGCCGATTTGGACGAGATGGAGGGTAGTGGGCAGATCTTCCTCAATGATGGCACCCGAACAGGGTATGGAGTAAGACATGGCTGATGTCAACAGAAGGACCACCCGCGCGCACGTCAGGCTGACCAAGAATGAGCTTGATATGTACAATCAGGAACATTTCAAGGAAGACGTGACGTTCACCGAATCTGTGCACCAGCGCACGGTGCTGGGTACCAACATGTTGATTGTTGACGAATTGGATATCACCAATGTGACCACGGGCAGCACGACCCCCGCGAAGGTGCTGATGCTGGAGACTGACCGGGCTGTCGTGGTCGCGGTCGATACATCCAGCAACACAGTGTCTTTGGCTGACAATGGGATGATTATGATGGTGGGCAGCTTCACGCACGTCTATGTGCAGAATACGAATACCACCTACACTGCAACGATTGAATTCGTTGTCACGGATTAGGAGAGGCCATGTTTGACGAAATTAAAACTAGGTTTACCTACCATAAGCCTAGCGAGGACCAGACTGTCATATACACTGATTTAAGATACATGTCAGGGCAGTTGGCGTGTAGTATTGTGGATTTAGTACCTGACTGCCGTGAGCGCAAGATAGCTTTGCAGAAACTTGAAGAAATGGTTATGTGGGCCAATGCTGGCGTAGCCAGAAGGAGCTAACCATGATTTTCATGGAAACGGAATTCCGTGAGGCGAGGGGGCGCGCACTCGTAGGATTGATTGAGCAGGACGCGTGGGATGCTGCGCCGCGTTATGCCCAGATTGCGCAGACCAGAGCCCTATATAACGGCACAGCGACTGCGATGATGCCTCTGCCGTGGCAGGGGGCCAGCAATATCCACATCCCCATTCTACAGGAAAAGACCGAGACGCTGGTGCCGATCCTCACGGCAGCATTCTGGGGTGTGGAGCCTGTGGTGAATGTGCAGCGTTCCAGCAAAGAATACTACGAGGAGCAGACTGACACCGTAGAGCAGGCAATCAACTTCTTTGTGCGCAAAGACATCCCTGACATGTTCGACACTTTCGAGAACTGGCAGCGGGATATGGGTCGAGATGGCAGTGGTATCATCAAGGTCTACTGGACTCGGGAGGACCGTAATGTCTCCGAATTCCATGATATCAAGGTTGCGCTGAACAAAGGGGACGACGACGGCTAATGGACTGGAAATTAGACGAGCCCCGGTTCGAAAACCGAGTTGGAGATTCTGACTGAGCAGTTCGGTGTGCCAGACTTCGAGGAGGGGCGTGGTTGACGCTGAGCAGATCGAGGAGCGGGACACCGAGAAATTCATAGGCAACGAGTGGCTGGTGCGGTTCACCGAGGGTAGGCGGATGTACGATGGCCATGTCACCTTCATGGACAGCGAGTTCGTGGACGAGGTTATTCTCCGGGTCAGGCGGCGTATTGTGCATCGCGAGGGCGTGGATGTGGATAACATAGAATACGAAGACCTCATTCTGCCCTACCGCACCAAGAGTATTGCCAGCGCGGACCGCGTAACACAGCGGTATTGGCTGTCCGTGGATGAAATTGTTGAGCGTGCCCAGAACGGCGTCTGGGATCTTAGCGAAGATGATCTCTCCATGCTCAAGGGTATGGGTACCAAAGCTGACGATGAAAATGGTCTGATGGATAGCGGCCTCAAGGACCAGAAAGACGCGGTTCTGGGCGAAGGAGGGGGCTACACCAAAGAACAGACAATGGAGCTGCCCGAGGGGTTCTCGGAGTACAACCGCAACAAGGTGACGTGTTTTGAGGTGTACCTGAAGGACTCACCGGATGGCGGGGCGCGCAGCGAGGTCATCTACCAGATCATCTATCCCCTGCGGAAAATCGTGCGGGCAGACTTCTTGGACGAGCGCTACCCGCATGGGCGGCGTCCCTTCATCGTGTCCAAGTATATTATGATGTCCAATCGTTGGGGTGCGCTGGGGCTGGGTGATCAGTTGGCAGGCATCAACATGGAAGTCAACACGATCTTCAATTTCGTGAACAACAACCAAGCGTTGGTGACCAACCCGTTCTTCTTCTTTGAGCCGGGCACGTTCACTGCCGAGGTTGATCCGACCAGTCTGATCATGCCGGGGCAGGGTATTCCGGTGATCAGCGTCAAGGGTATCCTGATGCCCACCTTCCAGCAGCTGCCGCTGACTAACCTTGAGTCGATGACCAGTCTGCTGATGTTTGGCGACCGCCTGACCATCTCGCCCCTCAACGCAGGTAGTACCCAGATGAAAAACGCGCCCCGCACAGCGCGGGGTACTGCTGCGTTGTTGGGGGAAGGTCACATGAAGACAGACATGCTGATCACCCGCTTGCAGGAGACAGCATGGCGTGAGCTGATCGAGCAGATATTTGGCCACTATCAGGCCAAGTGTCCCAGTGAGAAGTGGTATTACGTCACCCGTGACAGTCAGAACCGGGTGCCTGTGCAGCTGTCCCGAGAGATGCTGCGTGGCAGATACGAGTTCACCTTCAAGGGCAACTCGGTCAATACTAACCGGGAGATCCTGCGGTCGATTGCGCAGGTCAGGTACCAGATCATCATGACGCACCCGGACATGCAGAATGACCCGGTTGCGCGGCGCAACGCGCTGGCCGACTTCCTGAAGTACTGGGGTGACGGCGCGGACATTGATCGGCTCATGCCTGCGGCACCGGGGCAGGGCGCGTGGACACACCCGCCGATGTCCCAGACTGCCGAGAACAAGGTTATGGAGTTGGGGCAGCATATTGAAGCTCTGCCCAGCGACGACCACGCGGCACACTTGCAGGAGCTGGAGCGTTTTCAGCAGTCTCGCGCGTTCGGCAATATGGCCAGTGAGTACGTGGCCCTGTTTGCTACGCATTTCCGTGAACACCAGAATTTCCTCCGCGCGCAAGTTGCGCAGCAGAATATGCCAGTGGGTGCAGGTCAGGCCAATAATGTGCCGCAGGCTACCGCATCTCCGCAGAATGTGGGCAGTGGCCCCAGTGACGCTCAAGGAGGCGTGCAGTGACAACTTTAGGAGAATTGCGTCAGCACCCAGATTGGCCTAGATTAGTAGCAGTACTACAGAAAAAGGTTGACAGCGCGACCATTCGTGTGTTACGGGCTTCTAAGGAAGATAGTCTGGAAGACATACGATTTTATTCCGGGCGACGGTCTTTGGCCGTGGAATTACTAACGGAGCTATTGGTCAAGGAGGACTGATATGGGAATATTCAACTTCATAAAATCTCCGGGCCAGCTCAAGACGGAGTACAAAACCCGTCAGACTATAAAAAAGATTCGGGCTGCGCAGGCACTGAACAGCGCCATGCGTGGTGGTAATAAAAGTGGGCTCAGCGGGATGGCAGCTGGTAAGGCAGCTGGACCCGGCGGGCTCGACTTTAATGGCGGGGTGTCAGTACCCAAGAAGAAGTATCGGTAACATTCAACACCTCCGATAATCGCGGCCAGCGTTATCGGCTCGGAGGAACAATGACAGTAGAAAACAAAGCGTTGGCTCAGGCAGCGCATGACGTACCGCCGGACCCGTCCCCGGCAACCGATGACACGCAAACCGCAGAATCTGATGACACCCAATCTCTAGTCTCCGGTGCTAGTAAAAACTCCGGTCAGGGTGACGATGATGACAAGGCTGGTGGGCGCGACATTAAAAATGTGAGGGGAGAGCTGCTTCGGAAGCAGGAGAAACTTGCTGCCGATATGGACGCTCGCTTCGCACGGTTTGAAGGGATGCTGGAAGGTGCGCTTGCTGCGCAGTCTACCCAGCAGAATCAGCCTGCTACTGGTGACAACCGGAACTTGAATGAGTATTCGGTGGCCGAGCTTAAGACGTTGGAATCTCAGATTCCAGATGCCAACAAAGCGGAGTACCAGAAGCTGGTCAACGCAGCTAGAAATTCGTGAGGCTGCGGCGAATGTTGTGAACACCCGATTCGAGCAGGAGCGTCTCAAGGAAAGACGTGAGACTGCCAACCGGGAAGCTTTCGACAACTGGCCGCAGTTGAAAGACAAGCAGGGTGCGTTTTACCGAGAGGTGAACAGGGAATTGGATAGTATGGGTGACGCTACGGTGAAGAAAAGCCCCACTGCGGTGCGGGATGCTGCGAACGCGGTTGGACTGCGTTTGGGGTTGACCCCGGCTGCACGGCGGATCATCGAAAGCAACACTCATGGCGATATCGGCGGTCGTAGTGGCCCTGCCCCGAGTGGCGGCCAGAACAAGCTGGACATGTCTGACAAGCAGCTGGATGAAATATCCCCCAGTTTGCAGCGTGCCCTGAAGTCTGGCAAGTTTACCAAGGAGCAGCGTGCGCGGATCAAGAAGCGTACTGGCCAGTATCGTGAGAACCAGAACCTGTTCATCAAGTAGGAGTGACCAATGGCCAAGCGTGTATCACAGAAAGCAGAGTTGGAGCGGGCTGCCCGCCGTGAGGCTGAGCTTCTGGAAAAGCTGAATGAAGCTGAGGAAGCTAAAGCGGCGGCGGAGGACCGTGCCGAGGAGCTGGTAGATATGCTGGACGCGAAGGATGCGGAGGCTAAGGGCTTGGAAGTCGAGCCTGCCCCGCGTACCAACGAAGATCTGGCAGAGCCTGCCATGATACGTGACCCCTTTGAATCGCAGAACCCCCACACGTTTCTTTCGCACCCGCCCGGCTACAAGCTGGGCTGGAAGAATCCCAAGTATAGGGATGGACATCGCGGCTGGAGATCGTGGTTGCCAGTGCAGTACACGGACGAGATCGGACAAAATCTCGACCGTTACTTGGTTGACCCGCCCCGCCGTTTTGAACACGCGGACGACAACACGGTACGACGTGGGGACTCTGTTCTTTGTATGATTGATGCGCGCTATTGGGCGCGGCGTCAGCAGGTACGGATTGAAAAAGCCAACCGTTTCCAAGCTGACCATGCTGCGGATATGCAGACTGATAACTACAAGAAGAAGAACCCCGTGCACCTCAACAGTCTCGGCGGTAGTTCAATGATGTCCTCCTAGTCAGGAGGAATATTCATGGCTTTGCAAGGTAATCAAGCCTTGACTGGCTTGTGGCCTGTTGGCAACGGGAAGGCGGGGACTGCGCCGCAGCTCCATACCTACACCGTCACCGCTGGTTACGCTACGGCTATTGGCGAGGGTAACATTGTTATCCGCACCGCCACTGGCCTCAATCTCGGAGGCGCAGCTCTCGCTGACGGGTCCGTGATGGGTGTGGCAGCTGCCCCCAGTCTGGCCAGCACACTGGACACTATTCAGGTCTATGATGACCCGGATCAGGAGTTCGCGTGTATCGTGGACGCCGACATCACGAACGCAGCTACGTTGCTGTCGTATGTTGGTGACTACATCGCGCCGCAGACGAACACGATGAACACCACCACTCTCACAGGTAACGTCACGCTGGATATTGCATCGGTCACAGGTACTGCCAGTACCACAGACTGTATGCAGATCGTCGGTGTGGTTACCAGTGTGGGTGACAACCTCAGCGGCACCAACGCTGCTGGGACTTACAGTAAGTATGCGCAGTTGCGTGTGAAGTTCGCGCGTCAGACGCATATCTTCAGCAGCCAGTCGGGTACTAACGTAACCCCGTAATAGAAAGGACGGTGGACAATGGCTATCGGCGGAAATATCATGTTGAGGCAACAGTTTACTGACCTTTTTGTGTCACGACTGGCCTTTATCGACGAGATTCTGTATGAGCAGTTCGATGCTCCGAGTCTCACCTATCCGATGGTCTTCAACGTGCGCGACAGTGTGCGGGCGTATGAGGAACTGACGGAAATCACTGGTTTCGGGACATTCTCGGAGAAATCTGAGGGTGACACTGTTGACTATGACAAGCTCTTGCAGGGGTTCGACAAGCGGTTCTCGCACACGACCTTTGCCAAGGGTTCCCAGATTTCGATGGAAGCTGCGGACGATGACCTTGACGGTGCTATCACCAACGTGATGCCCCCGTTGGGTCGCTCGGCCCACGTCTCCATCGAGACGTACGTCTGGAACATCATCAACAACGGCTTCTCGGGAACCACCACTCCTGACGGTCAGGCCCTGTTCAGCAACTCCCACGTCCTTCGCGGCGGGGGTACGTATGACAACCTGATCTCGGGTGACCTTTCCATTGCTACTCTCGAAACTGCCATCAACATGTTCGACGACATGGTGGATGATCGCGGTCTGCCCATTGAAGTGGGCGCGACCAACATCGTCTTCCCGACGAACCTGCGCTGGCTGGTTTACGAGATCCTGAAGTCGGATATGCGGAGTGACACGGCTGAGAACGCTACCAACGCATTCAACCAGATCTCCCTGAATCCGATCATGTCGAAGTACCTGACTGGTGCAGATGACTGGTTCCTTTTCAGTGCCCCCAATATCCATCGGGTGCGTGGTGTACTGGCGGATGGAACCCCAGACTGACCACACCATCGACTTCGATACGGGTAACTTCAAAACCAAGATGACCTACCGTCTGTCCGCTGGTGCGGCTGGATGGCGTGGTACTGTTGGTGGGCAGGGGGCGTAATCATGAGTAGCACTCGTTTTTACGACCGTACTTCTGGCGAATGTGGCCCGGTGATTGGGGCGTATCAGGTAGTGCCTGTGGTGTTTGACGCTGCTATTGCAGCAACTGATGACATCAGCAAGCAGTTCAAGATGCCGCCCGGATCGTCTTTTCGGGTTACGGACGCTGTTGTGTACGCTGGTACTATTGTCGGTACGGCAATCGTATCCATTGGCACGACCGCTGACGGTACTGACGTCAGCAAGACTACACTGACCGCAGCCGCTGGTGTCACCGAAACCGTGATGACTGTCAAGACCTATACCCCGTCCACTTCTGGGCTGGTAGAGGTCAGAGTTCTCGCAGGTGCTGGTGAGACTGTTGCGCTGCCGTTCAGTGTGACACTCGGTGGGTATGTTTCGGCGGAGCCGACCTCTACTGCCAAGAGGTAGATCCGCAGAACTCCTACGTAGGGGCCGACTGGCTAGGTGTCGGTCGGCCCTTTTCATTAATAATTCGGGAGGCAACCGATGAACGAGTTTCATCCGCATGAGGTAAACAACGAAGTTCCGCTGGACGGCACGGTGGACAAGGTGGTCCTGAAGCGATCCGCCATCAAGCTGTCCGCAGGCCCGCGCATCATGGTGTGCTTGCCCATTGGCGGTAAACAGGTCACCAACATCTTGGAGTGCCCGAGGTGCAAGGACGAAGACGACAATCCAGTGAAGTATCAGGTGGACGAGGGATTTCGTCCGCAGGGTCTGGTGCCGTTCGAGTTCATGTTGCAGCACATGAATTGGCTGCCGCCTCTGAACGTGACGATGGGCTACACCTACAAAGCCGGGATGCTGTCTGGTGCAGCACGGCAGATCATGACGCAGGAGTGCCTGCGGATGCCCACGGTCAAATACCTGTTCTTCGTGGACGACGACATGATCATTCCCCAGATGGGACTGTACGTTTTGTACAACACGATGGAGCGCAATCCTGATATGGGTCTGATATCCGGTGTGTACACCACCCGGCAGAACCCGCCTGAGCCCTTGGTCTACACTGGCCACGGTGAGGGCGCAGCATGGGAATTCCCGATGGGGCCGGGTGCTGGCGTGACAGACATCATGGGGGCAGGAGCTGGCTGTCTGTTGGTGCGCACGGATGCCATTCGTAATTGGCAGGAACAGAACCCTGACACGCCCATCTGGTGTGACTCGTCGGAATTCCCTGCCAGTAACGGTGGACGTGTGACGTGGGGCCATGACGTGCGCTTCGTGCGGAACCTGCGGGAAGCTGGCTGGCGCACCTGTGTCGAGGGTAGCGTATTGTGCGGCCACTACGACATCGCCTCCCGGCAGACCTTCTCTGTCCCAGCGGATGCGCCGGGGTTCAAGAACCGGATGAAGAACACTGACCTATATTGGGACGCGGTGTACTCGCGCGAGGGAATTGATTCGTGGCGTACGTATGAGGAGATGTTCAGCGCGGTAGAGAAGCACGTGCACGAGCGCGGGTCCACATCGGTCATTGAGCTTGGCTGTGGCCCCGGTATTCTTGGGCAGCGATTGACTGCCAAGCTAGGCGTCAAGTGGTGGGGCTGCGATATCAGTGATGTGGCTGTGGGGCAGGCTAAGACCCGGTACTTGTCAGCTGAGAAGGCCGATGTGCGTGAGTTGGACCTTGACACTGCTAAGGCATGGAGTAGGTACTGTGACTGTGTGATAGCCACGGAGATGCTTGAGCACCTGAAGTGGGAAGACGGCAAGGAGCTGCTGGAGAAGATCAACCAGAGCGGTGTGGAGACGCTGATCTTTGCCACCCCGTACAAGACGATGCCGCCCTCTGAGGTGCCCGAGCATGAGGTGCTTGTGGATGACGAGTACATAGCTGGCGTCAAAGCAGTGCTGTCCAACTACAAGATGGATAACTTCGCTGTGGTGGACGAGCAGGGACATGCAGTCTGGATGTTCTTGAAAGAGGTGTAGTGTGAGCACGATCTGGGTCAGCGACTTTAGTGGTACGGATACCGACGATGGGTCAACCTACGCGTTGGCCAAGAAGACTCTGGCCGCTGGCCTAGCTCTCGTGAACACAGGCGACACCTTGAATCTCGTGAATGATGGCGACATCCCCATGCTCACCTTTGCTGAGTTGAATGACTTTTCAAAGGGCAGAATCGACGGGGACACCCGTTGCCGGGGGACGGATTGGACTACCGCTCCCGGTGTAACCATCCAAGGGGTAGACTCTACAGGTGCGGCTGCGATGGCTACTATTGCAGCTACTCGCACAGGCAGCCGGTATTACGGTCTGGTGTACTTTCAGGATCAAGTAGCCTACGCTACGGTCAAGGGAATTATAGCTGACTACTCTGCGCTGGCTACCAATACTACTGCGATGGCGATGATCACTCTGCGTACTGAGGGGGCTATTCCCATCAGGGTCAGAGACTGCGAGGTTATTGGTGCGACATACGGAGGTACGACACCAAAAGGTAATCGCGCAGTAATGGTTAATGCGAGTTCAGTGGACGAAGTAGGGGTAAGCGACGGAGTTGAAATTTCGTATAACGTGTTTCTTAATACCCCAAACCTGCTGACTCAGTACACGGTAGGCACACAGCCGTGGAATATGCACCATAATGTTGAGATCTGGTCTACCGACGAATCGACCAACGCGGCGTTTCCTTTGAAAGTCACGGCTCCGGTTATTGCTGGTAATTATTCCACATGGTCCTACACGCACAATACGCTGGTGATCATTGACCAGTTCACTGGGGAGAGTATCACGCCTCCTGTGACCACAGGCACTACCAACGCTACGGACATGACGATACATAGCAATCTCATGTATTTGCAGCCGTCGTCTGGTGCAGGTAATACCCCGATAACGAATGACTTCTTTGACAGTCCCGCTACTGGTAGCAGTGGTACACGCGGGGTGTACGGGTACAATGTCTGGGCATTGGGCAGTAATGTTGCTGCGCCCAGTGCGTGGGTGGGGTCGGGCTATTACGACAGGCTGCACAATCCGGGGTTCCCTACCACAGATAACGCGACTGATCTGTTCACAGGTTCGGTAGCTGACTTGCTGGTTACCAACACAACGCTTGACGCAGTGTTTAATACGACCAGTACGACGTGGGGCTGGGCGGATGCCAGTGGCGAGGGGTACACGCACGTGCTGCCCTTTGATGCGCGACCCCTGATTGGCCAGACTACTGGGTCAGGTGGCAGTGTTGCAGGGGCCGTCGAGCAGTCGATTATCGTGAATGTCTCGTCTACGGAGTCCGACACTACGGTAACCCCTGATTTTATTGACTCGCTGCCGTTTTTTAAGCCGATCATCAAGGCAGACACGGTGGCGATGGTCAAGGTGCGGCGCAACGCGGTGAATGACCATATTGACATGCCGGCACTACTTGGACGACTACATCCACAACGAGTCCACCCATCGAGTGGCCAGTATCGAGCCTGCCGCTACAGCTACGTTGTCCTTTGCAGGGGTGGCGACAGCTCGGGGTGTGGCAGTGCTCACTGATACCGAGATTCAGGCGACGTTCAGCCGCAGTGGTGGTGGCAGTTTCGTGACCTTGATTGACGAGGCGGCTGCCTACGATGGCACACAGTTCACCACTCTGTCCGTGAGTAACACTTCATCCACGACCGCGACCGTACAAGTCGTGGCGTTCGATTAGGAGAGATCATGTCGTTTCCGCACAAACTTATTGGAACCAAGGAGCAGGGCTTTATCACGGTGTCGGGTAACAACTCGGACGGTGACGTAGTGGTGGCCTTAAATGTGCCAGCTGGACGCAAGTTGGAAGCTCTGATGCTTAAGGTGGCAGGTACCAGCGGGAGCACTGTGTTTGGCCTGACTGGGTACACTGATTCCGCTCAGACACTGCTGACGCCTGCGGTGGCAATGGCTGAGCCCAACGACACCACGCAAGTTACGTCCATCACTTTGACGGCAGGTACCAAAGGAACGTATGCGTCTATCTTGCCTTATACGGGGCTGTTTGCTGGTGTGGGCATCCGCTCTTTCTACGGGTTTGCACTGAACGTAAATATTACGGGAGCTGCGGGCACATGGGAGGCCATTGCCATCTACACGGAGGAATAGTATGAAGACCGGGTTGCAGCTGATCAATGAGATTGAGGATCGCCTTGGCAAGAGGCAGACCTCTACGCTGGAGGACACGAACCTAAAGGATAGCACGCGCAAGCTGCTGCGGCTGTTGAACAGGGTGCTGGCCAATCTGGTGAACTTCGACTCGTGGCCTATGCTGCGTGAGGAGGGGTCGCTGATCACTGAGGCACCACTGGATCAGGGCACGCTGCTGGATATGACCAATGGCAGTGTAACAGTAACCATTCCTAGCTATGAGGCTACACGGGCTGCGGCAGCGGGCGAAACGCCAATCGCTTTCTTGGAGAAGCATAAGCTGTGGGCTATCCAGTTCGGCACAGACACGCCGATCTACCGTATCGCCAAGGTTGTCAGCCCCAATGAGATTGAGCTGAACCGTGTAGTGGATCGGGGATACAGTTACGCACACCACTGGGGACACCACTGACGCAGCATACCTCGGCACCACCCCACTGGTCATGGCGATGGACAGGTACGCACTGCCTAAAGACTTTGATTCTCCGGCAGGTAAGTGGCAGGACTTTCTGTCCAGCTACAAGGTGTTTCCGCGTGACCCGAATGGTTTTCGGGAGAAGCGGCAAGCCAGCGGTAACAACCTGACCTACGATGATCCGAAGTACTTTACGGTGCATGGCATTGATCCCACGCAGTCCTATCAGGTGCTTCACCTTCATCCGTGGCCTAAGCAGCAGACGCTGATGGTATATGATTACAACCGGATGCACCCTGATATTAAAGTGGACAAGGATCTGATCCTGTTTCCGCCTACCAATTTGAGTGTGATCATCGAAGCTGTGATCTACTTCAGTGACCGGGACTTCGAGGACGACCCTCGGTTCCAGTCTGCGCTGCAAGAATTCATCACGCAGTTCAACCACACCAAGGGCCGTGCTAAGTTGACTGACCCGATCAGGCGATTAGCACCGGGCGTGTATGGGCGGGCTCGTCCTGTTCAGCAGCTGCGCGGCGGCGGGCGACTGGACTACGGTGACGCGTTTGACAGGGTTGACATGTTTGATCTGCCTAAATAGGAGTTGTTGTGGGAAAGGAACGCCTTGTACTGGACTTTATGCCTTCGCGGTCAGGGCTTGCGACGGCTGGCCAGCGTGCGACAATCAACGAGTCCCAGTTATGGGAAGCTACTGACTTCTATCCAGCGTTGGATGGGATGCTACAGGGCAGACCGGGTTCGTTGCAGCAAGGCCAGACTCTCACTGCTCCGGGGCTGACTGCCACCAACGCGTGGCACGAACTGTTCTTTGCGATGGACGCATGGACGATCACTGGAGATACCGTCCGTACTGATAGCGCGATTAGCTTGGGCGAGCTTACTGTCACGACCACCCCGGATCTGACTACTCCTTCTGCTACTACATGGGTGATGTCCCGCAATACGACAGATACCTCTGCCAGTGGAAACTACGCATTGAAGTTTACCGCGCGGGTGACCAATCCCAAGGGCACTGCCGGGGACACCAGCGGTGGGGACATGCGCATCATCATCACGGGGGACGGCGGCACCACTGCGCATACGTTTGCCCTGACAGCTGATGGAGTGTACCGGGAGGACGCAGGTGGCGACACTCTGATCTACACGCCGACGTACAAGCTGGATCTCGGCGGCTACCACGTCTACGAGTTCTATTACGACAGCACCGCCGACGAAGTGACCTTCTGGTTTGACGGGGTGGCGCAGACGGCAACAGATATGTCGCTGGCCAAGGACACTGTGGCTGATCTGACCAGCTCTACCACGGTGGAGTTCGTGGTCAACCATGTCAGCGGAGGCGGCAGTTGGTCGGTGAAAATGCTGGATATGCAGTATTCCGACTACCTATATGACGCAAATGACCCGCCCTTTGTGGGCAAATCCATCGTTGACGTGGGGGAATTCCAGCGAAAACTGGCAGGTGGCGGCACCAAGAGCTACTTCCTTGCTGCCACTGACGCCCTGCTATACGTGGATGTGAACAAGTTCGGGGCGTGGCGTCCCATCAAACGGGTGCAGGCTGGTCACACACGGTTCGTGCCCTACCAGAACAACCTGATCATCTTCGACGATGACGGGCAAAGCAGTGCCAAGGTGTACACGTGGAACGGCGTGGAGCTGCCGACACAGTTGGATGACGCGCCACCTCTCCGGTTTGGCAGCGAACACCGCACGCGTCTGTGGGCAGCAGGTGACCGCAACTACCCTTTGCGCGCGTACTTCTGTGCCAGTCGCCAGCCCAATGTGTGGTTCTCTCCTGCGTATGACTCTGACGAGACGTTTCAGGAGACGACCGAGGCAGGCTACGTGAATATCCCGGCAGCTGCTGGTGACGAGATCCGAGGCATCTACGGCGAGTTCAAGGACATCGCTGTGATAGAAACACGGGGTGGTTGGTGGTACGTGTCGGGCTCCAGTCCTGCTTCATTCCAAGTTGGCAACATCAGCAAGAAGGTTGGCGGGGAGTCCCCGGCAGGCATGGTGCAGATTGGGAACGATCTGTTCGGTGTCGGCAAGCAAGGGGTGACCTCCATCGGAACTGCGGACCAAGGGGGCGATTTGCAGGCTGCGATGCCCAGTGGCGCGATTGCAGACAAGTGGTCTGGGCTGCCCAAGATCCAAGACAAGGTTGATCGGAATCAGCTGGAGGATGCCTACTTCGCTGCGCTGCCGTCATTGAACATCGCGTTGCTAGGTATGCGTGGGCAGGGACAGACTGTGCTGGACAAGATGTACGCGTTCTCTCCCCTGAACCAGCAGTGGGTCGGGCCGTGGAGCCTCAACCCCACCTGCTTTGCCTCGGTCACCTATGGGGTGCCAGAAGTAGACTTGCTGCTGCACGGGCACGAGGACGGCAGAGTATCGCTCACGGGGCTGTCTGTGTACGATGATATGGGAACAGCCTACGAGCGCAAGTTCTCCTCTGCGATGCTCAGCGGTAGATCCCTGAACCCTGCGCTGACTACACGCAAGAAACGATGGCGTAGACTGAAGCTGTTTGTTTTGCCACGGTTCGACCGGAACTTCACCTTGCGCTGGAAGACAGACCAGAATGGGTGGCATAGTGAGACACGCTCCCAGAATCCTGCGGGGTCAGCTGCGCTGTCTGACGACTTCCGGCTGAACATCGACCGCATCTACAGTCAGGGCGACATGAGCGTTGTCGAGATCAACTTGAGCGAGGAGGGCCGTTACCTGCAATTTGAGGTGACGAGCGACTACCATTTTGTGCTGCAAGGATTCCAAGTGGAGTTCCTTGCAGGTAACGACGAGGAACTGTAATGCCGTCAGCAGTAACGCTACCTACTTTCAGCGACGAAGAAATCCTTCTTTACGAGACGCTGAACGCTATGTCCCAAGCAATCAACGCGCGCTTCTTGGCGGGCATCGGTGTGGCAGACTTGTCGTGGCCGCTGACTGCTGAGGGCAACCTGAACATGTCTGTGTTCAACATCACGGGTGGAAAGCAGATCTGGAAGTTCGTTAATGCGGGCAACTATGACACGCTGCAAGAGGCCCTTGATGATGCCGGTGCCAACGGGGTGGTTCTGGTGCCTCCCGAAACCACCGTTCCCGCTGCGACGGCTGGCCATGCACTGGCTAACGCGGTGACGATAGTTGGTGCCGGTGTTTCTTCGGTCATCCAGATGCCCAGTGGCGCGTCAGCCGACATGCTGCGCGTGTCAGGCGGAACGGGTGGCGGGCTGTACAACGTAACGTTGGATGGCAACTCTGTGGCAGGAGGCTACTCGGGGGCCTCGCTGACTGGGGCCACCAACTATGTGATCAGCAATGTCTGGACTACGGGGTTCACAGGGTCGGGCATCGAGGTCACCTCTGGCATGATCAGCATGAACGTAGATGGGTTCAACTCTACCAGTGACGCTACCAGTATGACCTGCACAGGCTGTGAGAATTTGAACCTGAACAACCTGCGCTTGAAGGGCTACACCAGCAAGGGGCTGGACTTCAATGGCGGGGGCAGTGCGCTGCGGGTACACGCAAGCAACATTCATACTGCCACCGTCTCTGGTGGGGAGGGCATCAGCTTCCTCGGGAACGCCGCAGTTGGTGTCGGGTCCGGGGCCGAGTTCCACGGTACTAACATCCACATCAAGGGTGCCGCAGGCACCACCAGTGGCGCAGTATTTGGCAGCTTGTCTGCTGCGCTGGATCGGGGTCGAATTATCGAACTCCACTATCGAGGACGCCACTGACAATGGTTTGGTTCTTCATGTGGGGCGGGGCCAGATCAATGGAGTGGATATTGATAGTCCGACTGCTACGGGCATCTACTTGGGCAGCTCGACGCTGGTGACAGTCACTGGCGGTCTGGTGACGGGGGCAACCTTGGGTATCGATGCTGCGGACATCACAGGTGCGTGTCGAGCGATTGACGTAGACTTCAGTGGATGTACCGCCAACATTACGGGATCTGCTAATTTCAGGTAGTTGGGGTTGCACTGACGTGCGTGGGGGCCAATGGCGAGGCATCCATGTTTAACGTGACCGAGGAAACGGTGACGGTAAGCGGAGGCGCTGCCAGTGTCATGACTATGAGTATCCCAGCGTACACCCTGCGGACAGGCAGCGTTATGCAGTTAGATGTGACTGCGGCTACTACAGGTAACGACCAAGCACATGCTTTGGCATTCTATCTTAATGGGGTGGCTCTGTCGTCTTTGACAGTCGGGGGCGGTGGTAGCACAGTGCATAGAATGACTGGCACTATCCTGATGAAAAGTGCGACTACTGCCAGTAGCCAGTACTCACTGATCAACGGCGACGGCACTGCCCAGAGTAACTACTCTAACGGCATTACGGGGCTTGACGCTACCGCAGCACAGAACATTGAAGTGCACGTAACGCCTGCGGGCGGTACAGGCACAGATGGATTAATCGTGCGAAACTTTTCCGTGGTTATTACACAAGGGAGAG